ACTTCGTTCACGCTCTACTCCGTGGTCTTACTCCCGTCCTGGAACCTCGACGGCACAGATCGTCCCGAGCGGATGCGTCTGGGAGAGTTCACCTCGCGAGAAGATGCCGAGCGCGCTGTCTCGCTGTTCGAGGCTTCCCATGGCGCCTGAACCGACTGCTGTATCGATCAAGTACTTCGTCAAGCGCGGCAAGGTCATAGTATCCACGCTCGCGCTCGAGCCAGACGACCCCGACCACCCGTACAACCAGGTGATAGCCCAGGGCGGCACGCCTGAAGCGTTCGGTGTGGAACACCCCAGGAACGAGGAGTTCGCGGGAAAGTCCCGAGGCGAGCTGATCGAAGAGATCATGCGGCTGCGCAAGAGGACCTCAGACGAGTGGGGTTCGCGCTGGTGATGCCCAAGTACACGGTAGACTCTCGAGTATACCTGCCTTACGGTCACACCGCCACTGTGTGGTCTGTCTGTCGCGGTGGAAAGATGCCTTCACAGAGAAACGATCCTACATTCACGTACTGTCTGGGTATCGACAGCTACGGAGAAGAGTGGGTAGATGAGTCCTACATCGTGGGCGTCATACCACCCGAAGAAGACCCGGGCCCGCACGGCTGGGTCAAACCAGAGGACCTCAAGTGAGCTACACTACCTACCCGAAGCTCTACATGCGCATCAAGGGAAACGTCCCCGCGTCTGTGGAAGATTTCCCCAAGGCCTTCGTGACTCCCTACGAGGACACCGCGGCGGGTCGCAAGCGTCAAGACACCGTCGACTCCTGGGCGCAGGGCTACGGCTCCTGGAACCCCGAGACTGGGAAGACCGAGTACCCCGAAGACCCGGGTCCTACGGTCCTCGACAACGTACCCTTGACGGGATTCTCGTTCGGAGGCGTGGTCAGTCGGTACAGGACCTCCAACAAGTTCTTTGAAATCCGCGACCCGCGGGGCTTCACACTTGAGATCGACACCTACAACCTGCTATACCTCGTCGAGCGCGCGGTGATCTCCAAAGGGGTCATCGAGTCTCCCCTGATATGGGCCCGCGGCGGGGGAGGTAACTCCCTGGTGCTCGAGAGCGACACGGTGGCCAACAGCGCCAAGAAGACCGGCGGGCTCTCCTCTGGTGACGTCATCGAAGTCGCCGGCGTGCAGTACACCTACGTGGGACAGTACTTCGTAAGCGCTCTCTACATCAAGCAGGAGTACCTCTACAGGGTAACGGGCAAGAGCCGCTACTACCCGTACAGAGACGAGAGGGAAGTAGAGGACCGGTGGCACGACGTTAACATAGTCGACTCGCCCAAGAAGGTCTGGGTGCTGTACAGCAACGACGCGAACTACCTCTACACGGTCTACAAGAGCGCGCCGAAGCACGTCAAGGTGTCATCGGGTGAACCGGCCGCGGTCCCTACGGGCGTCATCACGGAACACGTGACGACCAACGGCTACGGAGACTACAAGAACGGTTCTTGTCTGGGATACTACTTCTTCGACAGCGCGGCCGACCAAGTGAGCCTGGACCGCGGCCTCGACCGCGTCAAGTCGGACCTCGAAGAGACCGTGTCGGACTATAATTGGTACACGGACTACCACTCTCGTGACAAGCGAGAGCTCATCGATTTCTCGTACGACGGCGTCAAGTTTAAGTTGACACCGCGCGAGACTTGAGGTATAAATATCTTGCGACACTAACCTAAGGAGAACGCTGTGGGTATCGACACTCTCGTCTAGCTGCTTCCAATGCCTCCCTGACTCTTTCCCTCACGTGCAAGTCAACGTAACGAGAAGGAAGAGAGAAATGGAAAGCAATTTCGTCAAGAAAAACATCACGACGGGTGAACACACCGTCGACTACGTGAAAGTCAACGACATGATGAAGCTCCTGAACAGGGCAGTGAACACCGAGGCCGAGTACCGCGCCTGGGTGAGAGACTGGAAAGTCGAACTCAAGCACGTCGAGGGTTCGATCAAGATGCTCAAGTCAGTCAAGGACTGGCTGAAGTTCGAGAAGACCGACGGCGCCTCGGCCCACGGCGTACAGCTCACCAAGCTGCGCCTCCGCCCGTTCGCCCGGGCACTCAATGAGATGCGAGTGGACCAGAAGGCCCGACTCAAGTCCGGTGAGATCACTCGAGAAGACCGCATAGTCAAGGCGGCCTGACGACCCGGCGGAGCGAGTCTCCGCCACTCCACCCCGATGCGCTAATGGTAGGCAGCCGCGTTTTGAGCGCGGAGCCCGACGCGAGTCGGTCCAGGTTCGAGTCCTGGTCGGGGTTCCAACAACAGAAGGGGAAGCGCGTGGGTAGAGTCTCAGAGTTCTTTCGTCCCGTGAAACTGCACGGCTTCAACCTCCACAAGTGGGACTACCTCGGCTTCTCGAAGCCCGAGCTGCGTGACTACGAGGGCAACGTCACCTGCATGACCCACGTGCACTTCTTCGTGAACAGGGCCGACCGCACGCGCCGTGACTTCTTCGTGCAGTCCACGGACTCCGTGAAGTTCCTCCGAGACCACATGTGGGCCGACAAGGCCCGTCTGTGGAAGGCGCTCGAGATCACCGAGCACTCGGTCGTCGAGTACTGGCCCAGTCAGTACCTCCGTTCCGCGAAGAGACGCGAGGGACTGGTCTGGGACGACGAGGACCTCGTCTGGTACGAGGTAGAGCCCGAGACGCACACCGAAGACAACGTGATAACAGTGGAGTTCAACCGATGAGCCTTGCATACGTGATCGGAGACGTGCACGGCTGCCTCACCGAGCTCAAGGAGCTCCTGGCGCAGACGGACCGTTACGCCACTCGAGACGACAAGTACGTGTTCCTGGGAGACTACGTCGACCGCGGGCCCGACTCGAAGGGCGTCATCGACCTCCTCATCGAGCGCCGCGACACCCACCCGGTACCTCACTTCTTCCTCAAGGGCAACCACGAGGAGATGATGGTCGTGGGCGAGCACTACTGGGGACTGAACGGCGGCTGGGACACTCTAGCGTCGTACGGCCTGGAGTCGTACGACCGCGACTACCGCAAGAAGCTGCCGGGGGACCACTGGGAGTTCCTGAACGACCTGGGGCTCTACCACGAGCACGGGCGAGTCGTGTGCGTCCACGCAGGCATCAACCCCCACTCTGCGATAGACCAGCAGCACCCGCACGACATGGTCTGGGACCGCTCGTTCGTCGGCTTCAAGGGCGCCTACCACGACGACAAGTTCGTCGTGTACGGGCACACCCCGGTCGACCAGCCAGTGATCCGAGACAACCAGCTCGGCATCGACACCGGCTGTGTCTTCGGCGGCACGCTCACCTGCGCAGTCCTCGACGAAGAGGGCAACCGGGAAGCCTGGTACACCGTGAAGTCGGGGTTCGAATGGAAGAGGTGAGCGGACAACTAACACTCGACCTAGATGACCGGCACCAGTACCTAGAATCGTTCATGCGTCAGAACAGGCACAGGATGGGGAGCGGCTCGTCCTGGTATGTCTTTCCGGCGAGGTCTAGAGCACTCTCGACTAACGTGTACTACCTCGGACTCCGTCACAACTGCATGGCCGGCACTGACTACGACTACCTGATCAGAGTGTCCCGCGAAGAAGCAGAGTGGCTCGTGTCAAGTTCTAGAGGACGACGGTACGAAGAACGAGTGCATGAGTTCTGTGACTGCCTCAAGGAGAAGTGACGTGGACATTACCAAACAAGTAGCGTTCTGTGACTGCGGATACCCCGACCACCAGCTGGTCTTCGAAGTGGACGAAACGGACGACGAGTACTGCCGCGTCACCGACAAGGCGCTGATCCTCTTCGTGAACGTGAAGCACTACAACGGTTTCTGGAAGCGTCTCCGGAACGCTTACCGGTACCTCACCAAGTCCGACGTGCGCCGCGTAGACTACATGGACGTGATGGTGTCTGACCTGACATCACTGAAGTCTTTCCGGGCAGTCGTCGATGAAGTAATCGAGTTCAACGAGAACAAAGTGGTTGACAAACCCGCTGTTTCTTGATACAGTGTAACCTCAATAGGAAGGGACGCACATGAACAAGGAAAGAGTACTGGCCCTGGCCGAGCTCATCGAGTCTCAGCCGCTAGTCGACACTTGGTGCAGTGGCGAAGTCCACGGCTTCAACATGAACCGCGAAGCCCACATATGCGGGACTCCGTCTTGCATCCTAGGGTGGGCCGCGTGGGAACAGAGAGGCAGGCCGGATCGAGTTGAGAAAAACACCGATCGTCTCTATACAGATGCCCAGGAGTACTTGGGTCTCGATGACGGATCGATAGGACGCCTGTGCTACCCGGACGAAGTAATCTATGGAGAGGTCACTCCTGCAATGGCGGGTGAGACGCTCAGGAAGCTGGCAGAGACCGGTGAAGTAGACTGGAGTCACGCTCCCCAGTACGTTGAGTCCGCTGACGACAGTTTCGACGAATAAATACTACGAGTTATCCACGGTGGTGTAATGGTAGCACAAGAGCCTCCAAAACTCTTGGCGGGGGTTCGATTCCCCAACGTGGGGCCAAATATGCCCGCTTAGCCCAAACAGGTAGTGGCTGCTGATTTAAACCCAGTGAGTTGTCGGTTCGAGTCCGACAGCGGGCACAGTATGGAAGGTATGCAGACTGGGGCTGCCGGCGGCTCATAACCGTCTCCCGCGAGGGCGAGCAGGTTCGATTCCTGCACCTTCTACCAGAATACGCCGGTGTCCCCTGGTGGGGAGAGGGAGCTTATACCTCCTTTGCGCTAGATTGGCGTCTTGGCCCGGTTCAATTCCGGGCACCGGTACCAGAATACCCGATCGCTGCAGCGTGACGGGAAAGGTCGACAGATACCTAACTGTCCGGCGCGGGTGCTGCGTCGTGAGTCCTGCTGACGAGTGCCAACTTAAGGACTGTGGGCGGGCCGGTAACGCGACTCCCTGCAAAGGAGATGCCTCGAAAGAGACCAGGTTCGATCCCTGGACAGTCCTCCAACTCCCATGAAAGCCCTCAAAGTGATCCGAGACTCCCAGGAATTCATCCTCGAGATAGAAAAGCTCGTACGCGAGAAGGGCCTCAACTACCTAGACGCCCTGATGCACTACGTCGAGCTGCACTCCGTAGACCCAGAACTGGTCGCGTCGATAGTCAAGAAGAACCCGAACCTCAAGGGGAAGCTGCAGGAAGACTGCATGAAGCTGAACCTCGTCGAGAAGATCCTCACCATACCCGGCCTCTGATGGTTGACAACACCCCCTTTACCGTATACTGTGACTACCTGGCATTGAAACGGCACTTCACCTCGTCGTACGACTACGTGAAGTACTCCGGCAAGGTCAACGTCAAGTACTCCGCGTTCGAGGCCCGGCAGGACCGCTACCAGTTCGAGAAGCTCTCTCGCAAGAGAGACCCCCACGGACGGATGGTGGCCTCCCTCTCGCGCGACCCCGATCGCTGGGTCGGCGACATCATCGAGGACGAAGACGTCTACAACGAGGTCAAGCGCACGGTCCGCTCCATGGACTACGTCCTGAGAGAAGACGTCAAGAAGCTGGACCTCGATCGCTTCGACTCTAACTTCACTGTAGTGAACGGTGAGCACCCCCCTCTACTCAAGCAGGTCCTCCGTCGCGAGGTCTGCTGGGAGTCGTTCATAGTGATGGACGACGTACTCCGGTTCAGAGCCCACTGGGACCGCGAGATACGAGACGAACTGGTGTGGCCGACGCTGGCGTTCCGCACGAAGAAATATTCTTCTTTCGTGTCCGTCGACCGGTATAAATATAAGGCCGTGCTGTTAGGCATGGTCAATGAACATACATCGTAACACATTGCACACGGAGAAATACTTTGGTAGATTTTAGTCAGCTCAAGAAGTCACGCTCTTCTTCCCTGGAGACCCTCAACGCGAAGGTCGCCGCGATCTCATCCAACAATGACCGGTCCAAGGACGACCGCTTCTGGACCCCCACTGAAGACGAACAGGGCAACGGCTACGCCGTGATCCGCTTCCTGCCGGCACCTGCCGGTGAAGACGAGCCGTTCGTACGCATCTGGGACCACGGCTTCAAGGGTCCCGGCGGCTGGTACATCGAGAACTCCCTCACGACCATCAACCTGCCCGACCCGCTCGGCGAGGCCAACTCCAAGCTCTGGGCTTCAGGCCTCGAGTCCGACAAGGAAGTGGCTCGCGCGCGCAAGCGACGCCTCCACTTCGTCTCGAACATCTACGTCGTGAAGGACTCGGGTAACCCGGCCAACGAGGGGAAAGTGTTCCTCTGGAAGTACGGCAAGAAGATCTTCGAGAAGGTCACCGACAAGATGAGCCCGAAGTTCGAGGACGAGGAGCCGGTCAACCCGTTCGACCTCTGGGAGGGCGCAGACTTCAAGCTCAAGATCCGCAAGGTCGAGGGCTACAGGAACTACGACAAGTCAGAGTTCGCCGGCAAGTCCGTCCTGGGCAAGTTCGACGACGAGAAGCTGGAAGCGATCTGGAACCAGGAGCACTCGCTCAAGGCGTTCCTGGACGTATCGAACTTCAAGACCTACGAGGAGCTCGCGAAGCGACTCAACAAGGTCCTCGGGCTAGACACCCCGTCTGAGACGCGCGAAGAGCGCAAGTTCGAAGAGAAGAGAGAGACCCGGTCGGAGGCCAGGACGATCGAGCCGAAGAAGGCCAAGGAGGAAGAGGCTCCCTGGAGCAGCGATTCCGAGGACGATGACGACATCGCCTTCTTCCGCAAGCTGGCGGCAGACGAGTAATCAGACCTGCCAGGAATGAAACGGGAGCTTCGGCTCCCTTTTCTTTGGTTGACACTGCATTGAGAATGGGTTACTGTACACTATGAGAAAAATTTTCATTGACCTCGACGGCGTGTGCGCCGACTTCGAACGCGGCTTCCTAGACATGTTCGGAGTGCGTCACGACTCTATGTCCGACAAGGACATGTGGAAGACCATTGACACGCATGACAGCTTCTTTAGGAGCCTGCCTGTCATGGACGAATCTGTCTGGGGTAACTTGCAACGGATAGACGACACATACGGTGTAGATAACGTTATCTTCCTTACTGCGTGTCCCCACACTAACTATCAGAAGCACGCCTCTGCAAAGAAACGATGGGTGCGCGAGTGGCTGGGTGACTATCACGTCTTGCCCGTTAGGGGAGGTAGAAACAAGTACCTCTTCATGCACCGTCATGGCGACGTGCTGATCGATGACTTCGCGAAGAACGTCATTCCCTGGAGAGAAGCCGGCGGCCACGGGATACTGCACACCGACTGGAACAGTACAATGCAACAACTGAGGATCTTAGATGGAGTGTCCGTTTCAAGTTGGTGACGAGGTCGTCTGCATCGACGACTACATGGAAGACGTTGAGGGCACCGTGTTCGAGAGCGGCCTGACTGTAGGCCGGGTCTACACAGTGTCGCTCGTCAAGACCCAGCGCTCCTACTACCACGCCAACAGGATTCGCGGAGACATGATCGTGGTCTGCGTCAAGGAAGTGCCTCACTGGGTAGACGGCTACCACTGGGCGCGGTTCAAGAAAGTCGAGAAGCGAGACATCAGCGTGTTCACGAAGATGCTCGTCACCAAGAAAGTAACGGAGGACGCGTGACCAGACCGATCGTGAAGAGACCACTAGAGAGACACGCGAAGTGCAGGGGATGCGACGCCGGCATCGACAAGGGCGCCGAGGTCGTGTACACCTACTCGGGCCGCAATCGAGGACAGCACATCTACTTCTGCTTGCCCTGTGCGAGACACATAGGTGAGCTGGCAACGGAGAGCGATCGATGACAAGTGAGCCCCTCGAGTTTGACTACGAGACGAGAGAAATACACAGGAAGGCTGCTCTCCGCGAGCTGATCAGACGAGACCTGATCTACATCACAGCGCAGTATGAGTCAATGACCGTCGAAAAGCTCGATGGCATTGATGCGGCCCTGCAGGAAGTAAACAATTGGGCAGCTACTCAAGACGACCACGTCAAGCGCGCCTACGAGCACTGGATAAACACGTCCAAAGAATACGTGTCCAAGGCCAGGGCGGCTAAGATTATCGCGAAGGACTTTCCCGTGCCACCCTTCCCTCATCACGCAGTTGACAATGCCTGAAGAGAAGCGGAAAGCAGTTGAAGAGTGGTGCGGTATGCCCACTTACGTTACTACGCCGATAGAGATAGATGGAGTTTCGGAATGATAAGTTGGTTCAGGAAGAAGACGGTGGTCGTTGAGCCTAGCATGGTCAGCGGCGAGACTCAAGAAATACTCAGGACGGCTGCGCTCCGCGAGTTAGTCAGGCGAAACCTGGTCTACACTTCAGCCTGGTACGAATCTATGTCCATCAAAGAGCTCGAAGACACCGAAACAGGCCTGTATGACGTGCGCGTCTGGGCAGCTACTCAAGATGAACACGTCAAGCACGCCTACGAGTACTGGATAGACTGGGCAGAAGGACACGTGTCCAAGGCCTGGGCTGTCAAGGGTATAGTTAAGGACTTCCCCGTCCCGCCCTTCCCTTCTCTGCGCAGTTGACAACGCCGTGCAATCTTGATACGATGTGACTATCATCAGGAAAGGATGAGGTCATGTTACAGTTCAAAGACGAGGCAGCACTGGTAGAGTGGCTGCGCGAGAACCTGGTACTCGAGGTCGACACCCGCGTCGACACATACAAGTACGAGCCCGGTGGTTTCGTGGTCGCAGAAGCGGTCTTACGCCTGGGCGAAGAAACAGTTATCGCCGCTGAAGGCGGCTCATACTTTGTACAGGTGCTGTGATGAAGAAGTTTGACTACCGAGAACTGAAGCCCAGGCGCATCACGATCGTCTCCGGGCTGACCGCGGACGGGTTCTACAAGGCGATCATCGCGGAGGTCGATTTCCTCAATGAGTACGTTTCTTACTCGCTCGTGAAGGGCGCTGATGTCGTGCGTGACTTCGGCCAGATGTCCCTCCATGACTTGACGGTGGAGTTCAATGAGCTCGGCTAAGAAGACGGTCCTCCTCGGAATGAACTGTGACTGCGTCGGGCGGGAGTTCTACCCGGTCAACGCGGCGAGTTCTGGCGGACGGCTCATGTCCATGCTCAACCTGGTCGGAGAAGTGTCCAAGGAGCAGTTCCTGGACGGCTTCGAGAGAGTCAACGTTCACTACGGGGTCCACTGGTCGCGAGAGCTCGCCCAGGCCAACCGTGTAAGCGTCATCGAGAAGCTGAGCGGCAAGCGCGTGATCGTGCTGGGGAGACAGGTCACTTCTGTCCTGAGGCTGCCGAGGAGCGACGGGTTCTGGACAGACGCGGACGGCTACTTTGACTACACCACTCTGCCTCACCCGTCCGGGTTGACCAGGGACTACAACGACCCTGAGTTTCGGCTCGCGGCGGGTAAGCTGCTCTATTCAGAACTTTCTCTAAAATAGTAGTTTACATCCTCTCCGAGATGGTATACATTGAACTATCAAATCGGAAAGGAACGCCGTCATGAAATACGAAGCTACCATAGAATGGCCGAACCACTTGGGATACACTCCATGCACGGTTGAATACCGTGACGTCATGATGGCGCGAGACACCATCTATGACTCTTACTTTGATGAGGGTCTGACGTACGAGGACATGACTCCTGAAGACTATCAAGAATGGTCTGTACTGTGTCACCGCTTAGATCAGCTCCAGGCATCCGGACACCTGGGAGAATCTATCCGTTACTAGTTGCTGCGCCTGACGGGGTTCGACTGAGACGCCTTCTCCTGCATGGGGACCGGTATGACGACGGGCCGTGAGCCACCAGCTCCGGCCCCGTTCGTTATCTTGGTGTTGTTCACGGTCACGTCTGTCTTGGACTCGTTCTTGGTGGACGTGTCGTTGAGTATCTTGTCGATCTTCTGGAACTGCTGGTCATCGATCTTGACCTCGGGCGCGTCGACGTAGCCCTCGCGCGCTAGCTCCTCGCGCGCCTTCTTCTTGTCCTCGTCTGTGACGGCGTACTTGAGCTTGTCCAGGTCAGCGTCTTGCCCTGAGGCCGCCCGGAGCCTGGCTCCCGGGTCTATCGAGTCGAGGGCCCTACCTTTAGCTATGGAGTCGGCTCGAGCGGCGACGTCAGACTCTGTGATCTGCTTGGCCCCGAACACCTGGTTCGCCACCTTGTCACCCGCCACCTTCACGACCACCGCCCGCAGCGACTCCTTCAGCCAGTCGGCGACGGCCGTCGCGAACGACGTCAGTATACCTACTATGCTGTCCACGAAGCTGGACTTCAACAGGTCGAACGGCTCTCCCTCGATGCCGAACATGTCACGCACGAAGTTGACCACGAAGTCGATCATCGCGGTGACGTTGTGCAGCACGAGCATGCCCAGTGAGGAGAAGCCGGTCTTGAGCCCGTCCCACACCTGCTTGCCGTCTAGCGTGACTAGTCCCAGAAAGATATCGACTATCCCCGAGAACACCCCTCGGAGGTCCACTACTATCCTGTCTATCTCTTTCCGGAGCGAGGCCGCGAGCTGGTCCATCCCAACTAGGTCCAGCACCCAGGCGACGAAGCGCTTGGCTATGTCTATCACCGCGATGAAGAGGCCGTCGAACACCTTTACCAGGCCGGTGCGGATGCCCTCCTTGACCCCCGAGCGCTCGTAGCCCTCGATGAAGCCGTTGACGAAGTCGATGGTGCTGAGGAGCACCTGGAGGGGCAGGAATATCTTTGACGCGCCCTTCGCGACCACGGACAGGGCCTGCATACCCAGTCTGCCGATGCCCTCGAACAGCGCTATCATGGGCTTGAGGAAGACCTCGGTTATCCGGATCAGGGGAGCGGTCATCAGCCTGACTGCCCTGTACACGCCCTCGAACGCCCTGACGAAGGCGCCCACTGCCCTGGAGTCGGCTACGGCCTCGAAGGCCCTCACTACCTTGACGCCCTGGGCTTCCAGCTCGATCAGAACGCCGTCTCGCAGGCCCGCGGCCACGTCACCGACTGTTCCGAGTATGGACTTGACTATGCCGGGAACGGCCTTCACCGCGTCTATGGTCTGCGTCCGTGCGAGTGCCAGGTAGGCGACTGTCTGCCTCACGGTAGACTGGATGTCGTCTGCCAGCATCGTGATGGCGGTGCCTATCGCGAGGACCGCGGCCTTGATCGTGATGAACCCGATGGTGTCCTTGAGCGCGCCGACGAGGCCGTCGTCTCCAGAAGACCCGACGGGTCTCTTGATGGACTCCTCCTCCTGCGACTGCTCGCCCCTCACCCGGTTGTCCGAGAAGAAGTTGATCAGCTTGTCGAGCTGGTTGACCATCTTGGTGGTGTTGATGAGGATCTGGCGGTCTGTCAGGTAGCTCTGGAACAGCAGCGTGGACACGTAGTAGAAGACGCCCGAAGTCCCGCGGGCGGAGGAGCCGGCCTCGCCGTCAGTGTTAGTAGGCCTAGGAGCCGGAGTTGGAAGCATTCTTCTTCTCTATGTGCTGCATGAGCAGCCGCACGTAGATGTCTCTCTCGTACGGCAGCCAGTTCTCGACCTCCTCGGTCGAGTAGTCGTTCAGGTGCAGGACGAAGTTCAGGTGGTAGAAGCTCGCGAGACTAACGTACGCGAGGCTCACGCTAAAAAATTAGCAGCGCCCCTGATCTCCTTCTTCACCATCTTCCCGTCCTTCTTGTACTCGACCCAGCCCACTACCGCGGGCAGCGTCGTGAAGAACTCCTGTATGCGCTCGACGTAGAAGCTCGAGAGAGAGTCAAAGAACTCTTCCCTCTCGGCGTCGGTCGACTCGGCCATGGGGTACACGTCGTCCGCGTCATAGACGCTCTCGATGCACCTCTTGATGAGGGCTATCACGGCCTCCGACTTCAGCTCGGCGGCCTCTTCGAACATGCCCAGCTCTTCCAGGTCTCGGATCGTCGGGTACCGCATCACGACTCCGACCTTCCCGTCGAGGTCTACCGTCTTGGAGTGCTTCGGGTCTCGCGTGAACGTCACCTTGTCGAAGTCGAAGAAGCCGTCGTACTCCTGCTTGTCGTCCTCGTCGGTGATCCTGACCTTGGCCTTGTTGTCCTGGGACTTAGACCTTATCATCAGGAACAGGTACTCGAGGTCGAACAGCGGGAGCGAGTCCACGTCTACCTCGTCGATGACGCAGTTCGTCACGATCTGCTTGAACGCGTCGATGAGGTCCTTGCGCTCGTTAGACTCCTTCGCCACCAGCAATAGCTTCTCTTCCTTCACGAGGAAGCCGCGGTAGCGCACGTCCTTTCCTGTAGACTCGAGCCTGGCCCGGAACGTCGGGGCCTGTATCTTGGGTAGCGCCATGTCACGTCTCTCAGTTGAATATGTTCACGAGGTTGTTGCTGTATGTTCCAGAATTATTTATCAGTGAGACCGCGGCGTTAGTCAGGGCCTGGCCCAGCGACAGGTACGAGTAGGTCGAGGTGTCGTACAGGGAACCGGACACCGTGGTGGCGAACGGGTCGAACGTGGCCATAGACTCTTCCAGGGACTGGTCATTGGCCGCGAACAGCGTCGAGGTCCAGGTCCGGAACGTGAAGGTCACGGGGAGCTTCAGGACCTGGTTGTTGTTGGACCAGTCGAGAGTTGGCTGTCCCAGGCGGAGCGGGTAGGCCTCGTTCAGCGAGTACTGCACGATGGTGTTCGCCTCGCCGTCGTAGAGCATGATCGACACAGTCGTCACGTAGTTCGACGGGTACTGGACCGCGTACATCCTGGCCCCGTTGTAGCCCGACGTGGACGGCGACCCCGCAGGGTTCACGTTCATGACGTTCTGGACCCACTTCTGGAAGAAGCCCAGGACGACGGCGTCGTTGTCGAGCAGCACGGTGGCGTCCACGTCAGTGTAGATCGGGGTGTGGGGCAGCTTGAACGTCGGGCCGTAGCCCAGGTTCTTGACGTCGTTGGTCGCGAAGGTTATTCCCGGGAGCGAGGCCTGGTCACAGAACACCTCGATGAGCCGGCACTCGTTCGAGTCGCTGTTCCAGGGTGGCGGGGTGATCATGACGCTGAAGCGGTTGGGCCGCATCACCCCGTTATAGGAGTTGATCGCGGAGGACATGTCTGAGATGCTGAACGTCATAGGCCGGCCTTCTTGCGGGACTGGGCCCACACGTGTGATGATGACTCCTTGACGAACTGCTGAGTCGGCAGCATGGCGGCGACGTCCCACTCGGTCGGGTATACTTTCACGAAGCGAGAACGCACGTGTGTCTTCAGGTACCTCTTGATGCATGGCTTGACGAGGTTGAAGCCCGACGCGTTCTTGAGGACCGCGTACGTGGCCTGCATCTTGGTCTTCTCGTCGAGCTTGTCGTTCGACAGGTGCTCGTACAGCGCGTCGAGCAGCTTCGCGCGGAGTACCGGCTGCAGGTAGTGCAGGTTGATGCCGAGGATGCCCTCCTTGTCTATCGCGATCGGGAAGATGAGCGGGAACTGGTCGTAGTAGGGGAGGGTGTCGCGGTGCTTGGGCTGGTAGTAGAAAGTGAACATGTTGCCCGGCGTCATGCTCTGCCTGTACCTGTCGGTCGAGTCCGCCAGCATGCCCCGAGTGTTCACCCTCTTCACCTCGCGAGCCTTGGCACGGAACCACTTGCGCGCGTCTGCCTCCAGTGAAGCGGCCTTGACGCCGTTCTTCGCGGCGTCGGCCAGTATCGTCGTGAAAATCTTGCTAGGCACCCGGTATGTCCTTCTCAGTCATCTTGATGAAGACCCACCCGCGCTTCTTGCAGTAGGCTTCCGCGGCTTTCCATTTGCTGTCGTTCGTGCCCCAGGTGAGCACCTCTTGCAGGTACTTCGTGGTCTTCTTCTTGCCCTTCACGGGAGGCACCGTCTCCTTCTCAGGCTTGACTTCCACCATGTAGGTGGTGCCGTCTCGCTTGGTCATGAGGAAGTCGGGGAAGTACCGGCGGTACTTCCCCGAAGAGACGTCAAAGTAGGGGACCACGACCTCTTCTGAGCTCCACTTCACTACGTCGGGGTGCCCGTCGAAGTAGACCATGAGCCGCGCCTCCCACGAAGACCTGTACACTATCTTGGTAGGGTCTCCGTCGTACTTTTCCGGGTTGCGCGGCTTGAAGAAGCCCTGGTGATACTTCTTGGCCATTGACTTTCCGATAAATAGCTCGACTAGAGACGGCACTGATCTCTCCTACTATTTATCGAGAACCGATGGCGACCAACCCCCGAGACACCATAGACCAGAGCCGCTCGGCGCTGACGTCGTCGAACCTTTTCCAGTTCCCGGCCACGCAGGGTAACTACTACTCCCGCTTCAGCTTCGCGAAGTACTCGAGGTCTAACCCCAAGGTGCAGACGACTCAGGTGTCGACGACCGCCGACGTCATACTCCCCCTCCCGTTCAACCTGCGTGAGCAGTACTCGATCAACTACTCGGGGTCAGAGCTCTCGTGGATAGGGGCCGGCATCGAGACGTATGACCAGATCATGTCGAAGGCGGGCTCGATCGCAGGCTCCAACAACCTCGACAGGACCATAGGCGAGCAGGCCCTTCAGGGCTTCGTCAGGTCTACGTTCTCTGACACCAAGCCGGTACAGGTGCTAGACTACCTCTCGGGCACTGTCGTGAACCCCCACCTCGTCAACCTCTTCACTTCTACTAACCTGCGAACGCACAACTTCACATGGCAGCTGTCGCCGACCTCACAGGCAGAGGCGGTGGCCCTGCAGAACATCGTGAAGCAGCTGAGGTTCCGTATGCACGCTTCGAGGAAGACGAACTTCATCCTCGGCTTCCCCGACGAGGTCTACGTCACTTTCTACGGGTCGTCGTTCCTCTACCCGGTCTTCAAGAGCGTGGTACAGGACGTGCAGGTCGACTACACCGACGGGCGCCCGAACGCGTTCTTCATCGACGGCAGCCCCGTGACTATCACCCTATCTATCACCCTCCAGGAAGTAGAGGCGCTGACCCGCGAGGACTTCGACGGAGAGCAGGCCACCACTACGGGCAACCAGACTACGGGAGTGACCAATGCCAGCTAAGTTCTTCGAGAACTTCCCGGTCGTCTCTTACGGCGGGGTTTCTCTCCGCAACCTGATGCTCAAGACCGACATCATCAAGTCCGTCCTCGACACCGTTCAGGTCTTCCACCCGTTCGTGATCCGCGACGGGGAACGGGCCGACACCGTCGCGTACGACTACTACGGGAACTCCGAGCTCTACTGGCTCGTGTACATGGCCAACGACATAGTGGACCCCTACTATGACTGGCCCCTCACACAGGCAGAGTTCAAGGACTTCATAGTCAAGAAGTACGGCTCGGCCGAGGCCGCTCAGGGCACGCTCCTCTACTGGTCGAACCCCGACTTCGACTACTACATGACCGACGAGACCAGGAACCTGCTCGACGTGGAGTTCCTCTCGGGCTGGAACACACCTGTGTACGCGTACGACTACGAGGACGGGCTGAACGAGGCCAAGAGGAACATCCGACTGATCGACTCCTCGTACGCTCCGCAGGTCGTCGCTGAGATAGGACGTATCTATGGCTGAAGCCAACCTCGTGTCGGACTACACCTCGTCGGACGACTTCGGAATCGCCCACAACGTAGAGGTGTCCTACGTCAAGATTACGAACCACGCCGGGGAGACGGTGGACGTCCGTGAGATCTTCACTGAGATGAACATCACCAACTCGGTGTTCGAGAGCTGCATCTTCGGGAACGTCCTGATAGTCGACACCCACTCACTCCTGACCAGGCTGCCCATCATAGGCGAAGAGAAGATCGAGATCAAGTTCAACACACCCGGCAACGCCGCTAAGGTCTTCAAGGGAGTCGTCTACCACGTCCGTGACGTGATGCCCGACACGAAGGGGGCGAAGTCCTCGTACGTGCTGGAGTTCTGCTCTGAAGAGGCACTGGCTAACGCCGGCACCTTCGTCGCCAAGTCGTACAGGAACACCACCAGCGCCGAGGACATAGTCAAGGACGTGCTGACGACGTACCTGCAGAGCGACAAGACCCTCAACGTCGACGCGTGCATAGACCCCGCGAAGGTCTTGGTCATACCCTACATGCGCCCCTACGACGCCATCGAGTTCCTGGCAGACCGGGTCAAGTCCAAGGACTCCGAAGAGCACTTCTTCCTCTTCTTCGAGCGGTTCGACGGGGTGTACTTCAAGAACTTCGCGGGCATCGTCTCGTCTCCCCTCAACAAGGAGCAGAACTACTACGCGTACATATCGGACAAGTTCGGTAACCAGCGCGACACCGGCCTCGATATCCGCCGCATCCTCTCGTTCAAGGTCAATTCCGTGTTCGACACCATCGAGCGCGTGTCGAACGGCATGCTCAACAACGAGGCGCTCGAGTACTCATTCGACGACAAGATGATCTACTCGAACGTGACGTCTTACAAGGAAGTCAACCCCTACGTGTCGAACGTGCGGATGAACACCACGGCCTTCATCGAGAAGTACGCCCGCGCAGACGCCATGGGGCTCTCGGGTAACATCACTTCGTTCAAGGAGCGTCGTGTCGACCAGAACTTCAACTTCGTCAAGCCTGCGGGAAAGAACCTCGTGAACCGCCTGGCCCTCAACCAGCTCTCACTGACCGTGACTGTCCCTGGAGACTCTACCGTAGACGCGGGAGACCTGATCACGGTCGCGATACCGGAGTTCACCGCAGACGACGCCGTCACCGAGGACCCGCACCTCTCGGGGAGGTACCTCATCGGTTCTGTCCGAAACATCTTCCTGGCCCCCGACAAGCACTCGATGCAGCTCGACCTGTACAAAGACGGCTTCAACAGCACCATCACGGGCATGGACTCTAAGCTGAAGTCGCAGGTGAACTAATGGACAGACTCGTACCCACCACCACGGACATGACTTTCAGCACGTTCGACACCAACTTCTGGTTCGCGGGCGTGATAGAGTCCATCCAGGACCCCGCGATGCAGGGCCGGGTCCAGGCGCGCTGCATCGGCTACCACCCCGACAGCAAGTCGCTGGTGCCCACCGCCGACCTGCCCTGGGCGCACGTCATGCTGCCGACCACATCGGCCGGCGTGTCTGGCATCGGCGCGACGCACGGCCTCGTCGAGGGCTCCTGGGTCATCGGTTTCTTCTCTGACGGCCGGTCGGCACAGCAGCCCATAGTCATCGGCACCATTCCGGGCAACCCCGTCCCGTCCCGCGTCCAGCAGACGCTCATCGACTCTGGCCAGTCTATCTCTACAACGTCTGCCGACGGCGTGGCCGGCCTCACGCAGTCAGTGTCGCTGAACCAGGCGACGTCTACGGCCTCGGGGTCTTACGGCCCCACTGTCTCAGACTCGAACACCGCTATAGACCTCTCGTCGTACGCCAACGTGGTGTCCTCAGGACTGGCCGGCCCGATAGTCCCGGGCTCGTCAGTCCAGGCCAACTCCATACTCTCGGTCGTGTCCTCCACCAACGACCTGCGCGCGTCACAGATCTACGACGTCATATCCAACAACGAGAAGATAAGGTCAAACCCAACAGAAGGCTACGGGATATCGTCGTTCATCTCGAAGTACGCCAACACGAGCCTGGCTTCTATGCTCGGAGTGTCTTCACTAGACGGCGTCAACGTGAACCCCAAGAGCGGTACGGTAGACGTCTCGACTAACTACGAGAAGGCCCTCGACGACTCTACGGCCCAGGCCGGCATGATACTGATCGAGCACAACTCAGTGAGGCGCTCGAGCGCTTCTCTGCCGGTCAAGTCTTTCACGGGGCTGGACCAGTACCACTTCGTCATCAGCGCGCAGGGCCAGATATTCCCGAAGGGGCAGCTCTCAAAGTCCATAGACAGCGGTGACGGGCTCTCACAGGTGGTCTCGAGGGGCACCGCTTCTAACACCGTGAGGGTGTGCCTCATAGGCGGCCTCCCTGACGACTCGAAGAGGGACTACACCGCTTCCATGGGTGAGCGGTTCACTCCGGCACAGACCGACGCGCTCAAGAGACTGCTCACGGTGCTCCTGAAGAAGTACCCGAAGGCCGTTATCGACGGCGCCAACAACCTCACGAAAGACGGCACTGGAGTCGCGCCTAACTTCAACGTGTCCGAGGCCCTCAAGGAGGTGTTCCCGGACAACGTCAACGTGTCCGCTACGGGCACCCCGAAAGTAGCGGGAACTCAGAGCGTACCAGTGAAGTCCCAGTTCGACGGGGTCACCCCGACTGTCACTGCGTTCCACGACCCCCGAGCACTCTACCCGTCGATCAACTACGGCCAGGACTACCCAGTAGTCGGCCGGTACAACGGCGTCTCGTCTGCCAACAGGCTGCCGCCGGTCATACAGGCCATCAAGGGCAACCTCACCAAGTTCTCGACCCACGAGCCGAGGAACGCTTCTAACAGGACAGCGGTCGGCGTGATAGACCCGGTCCAGGTCCCGACTTCGGGCTGGGGAGGAGAGTATGGGCTCGCTCACGTCATTAGAGAAACTCCTGGTGGTCACGGCATCTACGCTGATGATACTCCGGGTCACCAGCGCATGGTCCTGGCATCTCCTACGGGGTCTGTGCACGAGACGAGGCCGGACGGCTCTATCGTCCACATGGCTCAGGGTGACCTGTACAGTCTTGCTCAAGGTTCTCATAATATCGTATCTAACGGTGACGCTTCTGAGACAGTGAACGGCAACAAGAAGATCAAGATAGCGGGAGACCTCATCATAGAAGTGGGCGGCCGCTTCGCGATAGTGTCAGCAGAGACCAACGAGTTCGTGTCGGGGAACAAGTCTTCTCTCGTAGAGGGCATCTCTAAGCAGCACTCCAAGGCAGGACACTTCATCGAGGTCGGCAAGGACTACTCCCTGCAGGTGGGCGGCAACCGCCAGGACCTCACGGCAGGCACCGTAGTGGACCAGGCAGGACTGTCGCGCTCGACCGTCACTACCGGCGCGAGCTCCATCAAGTCGAACTACAGCGTCGACATGACTCTGGGCAACAGGACAGTGATGACCCGCGGCAACCTGGCCCTCGCTTCGAACGGGGCCACCAGCATATTCTCTAAGGGAGACCTGTCGGCCTCGACCGCGGGGGCCGGCACCATCGCGGCGACCGGGGCGCTCAAGACGTTTGGGTCTTCAATCGAGAACACGACCGGCGGCAAGATGTCACTCAACGCGTCGGGCGGGGTAGGCATCAACGCTGCGGGTGGCAACATCACCCTCGACGGCGCCCACTACTCGTTCGACGAGGGCACCATCGCGGACCACACTAACACGCCGACTATCACGACCTTCGACTTCCCGGCTACGCTCCAGCCGGTGGCGGTAGTGTCGAGCCCCGAGTCGAACCCCTCAGCCGCCGACATGACGTTCGGCAAGAGACAGGAGATGGAGGCACACGACGAGATGGGTAACAACACCGGGACGTCTCCGTCCAGGTCAGCGTTCAACTCGGGCGCGACGTCTAACCCCCAGTCTCCCGCTAACCCGTCTAACGCGGCACGGTCTAACCTGTCAGACACGGTCTCACTCGGCTCGTCGTCTTCTTCGGGCTGCTCAGTGGCGAACGGGCTAGTGTCTCGCGGCATGACCCAGGAAGCAGCAGCAGCCTACGCGGGCGGGTTCATGCAGGAGTCCAGGTTCAACCCGACTTCTACCAACAGCATCGGCGCGACGGGCATCGCACAGTGGACGAGCTCGGGCAGCCGCAAGGAGATGATGCAGTCCTACCTCGGAGACAGGTCGTCTACTGTCGACGGACAGCTGGACTACGTGATGTACGAGCTCAAGAACAACCCCAACGGCGTAGCCGGCGGCGCCGCTACGACGTGGAAGACCAACAACCTCTCTGACGCGGTGAAGAGCGCGGCCTACTACGAGAGGTTCAACGGCTTCGAGTCGGCGAGGAACGGTGTCTATGCCGGCTCTGAGTGGGGCAACCGGGCCGGCTACGCGGCGTCCATCTACAAGGACTGCTTCAGTAAAGACCCGGGAGTCTTCAACCCCGCGCCGTCTTTCGACGCCAACGCCGGGCTGAACTCAACTCCTTCGAACAGCGTGAGTCCCAACACCGGCGTCGGTGCGGGGCCGGCCACTCGCGGCTCTGAGGCCGACGTGTCCCTGCCTCCCCTCGCCACGAAGTACACTGACCGCAACCAGAAGATCAGCGAGTTCTTCACGCTGGCCGACCTGCTGCAGTCAGGCGGACACAACTTCGACATGCCCGCCTACCTAGACCTCCCTAACGGCAGGGTGTCAGCCGACGAGATCGCGGCCAACCTGTCGAAGCTGGCAGTGAACGTGCTGGACGTCCTGTCGAGGAGGCTCGGCAAGGTAACGGTCAACTCCGGACTGAGGCCACCATGGTACAACAAGAGGATCGGCGGCGCGAAGAATTCCCAGCACATGTACGGCAGGGCATCAGACATCACTATAGCCGGCTACACGCCGGCGCAGGTCCACGACTACGTGGTCAACAACATCCCGGCAGCACACGGAGTGGGCCGGTACGCGACCTTCACGCACGTCGACGTGCGTCCGGGTGGACGCGTCACATGGAGCGGTTGAACTATGCTTAACTACAAGATGTTCCTGCCAGCGGGGGCCCGCGAAGACGGAGAGACGGTGGTCCTCGCGAGCGGGATGTCGTTCCCGCGATACGCGTTCATAGCGGTGCCCATCGTCGGCCTCAAGGGCTCGTCGGGCTCTGACCTGCTGAGCAACGTTCAGACCAACCCCGTCTACTACGACACGAGGACTAACAGCTTTACTTTCACAAAGAAAGTACGTAACGTCACGTCTCCGTCCAACCGCAAAGACGTCTCTTCGCTCAGCACTTCCGACGAGGAGGCCTTCGTCAAGTTCAACTTTGACGGCTACGTCAACATATCACAGCTCATCACGAACATCAAGAGCACGATCCGCTCTGTGAAAGAGCAACAGAAGGGGCTGGTCGCGTTCGAGCAAGACGTGGGGTACGCGTCGGTGAGGTCATCGTCTACAGTGGACTACACCATCGTCTCCATAGAGCCCGACGATGACTACGCGTCTGTCGACTACCCGCTGTCGCCGCACTTGACCCTTCGAGACCTCCTGGTGTACCGTCTGCGGCCGCAGACCCTCCTGTCTCAGGTCGGGCTGTCAAAGAAGATCATCGTGAAGAACCTGATGAACCTCGCAGTGAACGTCTACGAGCCGGTGGTCAAGTACCTGCTGGACGGGGACGACTCTAAGGTCCAGGTGTTCAGCGGCTTCACGGAACAGGTCTACTACGCGCCCGACGCCGAGTCGTACATGGGCGAGGCGATCACGCTCTCGTTCCCGGGCTTCACCCCGTCTTCGGTCTACCTGGTGGCCAAGGACATGATCAACAGCCTGTACTTCAACGAGCTCTACCTCGACTACTTCCTGGACGACGCTCCGCGCATCACGGTGATCCTCAACGCGTCGTCACAGAACTACATCTTCGGCACTCGCTTCGAGAACAACCTCATACACCCCTCCAGGCTGGTCAACGTCGACAGGGACTTCTCTACCTCACAGGACGACGGGGTAGTGCAGACAGACGGCTCACTCAACCTCAACGTGACCATAGCGCCGGTATCTGTCTCGCGAGACGTGACTCTCCTGCAGGACTTCTTGACGTACGGCATAGAACACGGGTACGTCCAGTCAGAAGAGAACGCTATCAAGCTGGCGTACAGCGCCAACCTCAACATCTCGGGCGTCACGACGTCTGTCCTCCCCGAAGTAGACGCGTCTACTCAGGAGGTCAAAGCCGACTACTTCGACACGCCCGCTGACTACGACGTGGACTACGACGCGCCGACTACTGCTTCTGACGACCTCAACTCTGCCCTGTCACTGCTGCTCCCTTCGCTCATCAAGTGCCCCACAGTGACTAACGGGAGCGTGGACGGCTACCCGAACCAGGAAGTGTTCCCGATGACGTCTGACGTAGGCTACAGGCCGGTCACGGACGTCTCGATGCTCAACAACCCGTCTAACGTTTCCGGTGAGTTCGGCCTGCCCCAGTCCATCAGGCTCAACAACCCCCTCCTCGTCGCGGTCGTAGACGGCGTGACCAACAAGCCTGAGGACGGCTACGTCGGTCAGGTCGGGGGCAAGGCCGCGTACGCGCACCGCCTGGGAGGGCTCATCGCGGGCCTCCGACAGATGCAGACTACGGCGCCCACGGGAAAGACTATACTGGGAGCGGCCTCTTCTATGGTCCCGGCCGGGCTCCTGACGAAGCTGGTCGCGAACCTGTCCAAGGCCATCTTCAACGTAGTCGACCCTACCGGTTCTATGCTCTCCTGCGCGCAGGTCGACATGGACAACGGGAACGTCAACGACAACGTGGTTATGGTCGCGATGATGCTGGCCACGCTGTCTAACTCCAAGAAGTCTCCGTTCACCTTCGAAGAGATCACCGCGGCGCTATCTCACATCAAGGGCGACTCACAGTTCACCAAGACGGTCGACGGCCAGGCCGTAGGGACTCCCCGCGACCTCACCAAGGAGTTGCCGCTCGGCTCTACCAAGACAGAGAACACCGCGAACTCCACGCCGATGCAGATGGCCAACACCCTCATCAACGGCACCAAGGCCGTCATAGTCGACGGCAAGGGCGCCGACTCAGAGACGAAGACCCAGCGTCTGAGTGACCAGGACACGACGTACGAGAAGTACGACGTGGGCGCCGACCACTCTGACAGGATGGACCAGATCGGGGCGTACGTAGTTTCTACGCTCCTCGGACAGAAGGACAAGATATTCTGATGCCGCTAGAGACCAAGAAAGACAACAACAAGTACTCAGACTTCCGTGACGACTTCAGGACGCACCCCGTGAAGCGGGACCTCGTGCTGGCCCGAGACGAGGAGGCCGTGAAGCAGTCGATCAAGAACCTGCTGTTCACCGGCCCTTACGAGAGGAGGCTCCGTCCAGGAATAGGAGCCGGGCTAAAGAAATACCTCTTCGAGCTGGTGAGCCCCGTCACCGCCACGCTCATAAGGTCTGCGATAGTGAGGTGCATCCAGACTTACGAGCCCCGCGCAGAACTGGTAGACGTTAACGTCCAGGTGCAGCCGGACCAGAACTCCTACAGTGCGACCATCACGTTCCGGGTAATAAATAGGATAGACCCCATAACTTTCACCGCGATTCTAGAACGGGTACGATGACTCAGTTCATACCGACTTCCGAGCTTGACTTCCTCAACTACCGAGAGAGCCTCAAGGCGTACCTGAAGTCTCAGGCCCAGTTCCAGGACTACGACTTCGAGGGCTCTAACTTCGCGGTGCTGCTCGACGTGCTGGCGCTCAACACCACGCTCGGCGCCTACTACGAGAACATGGTCGGCTCAGAGATGTTCCTCGACACCGCCGTGATGAAAGACTCCGTAGTGTCTCACTCCAAGGAGCTGAACTACACGCCGAGGTCGAGGTCCGCCGCGCGCACGACCGTGACTGTGACGGTCGACACAGAGGGGGACTCTCCGGCAAGCGTCACCGTGCCCAAGTACTACGCGTTCACTTCCGCGGGCTTCGACGCGAACAACAACTCTAAGACGTACCAGTTCGTCACGAACACTTCCATAGTTATCCAGCCTGACTCTTTCGGAAACTACTCGGCGTCGAACGTCGAGATCTTCCAGGGCGTGGTGGTCCGCGAGGCGTACACCGCTAACTCTATCGTGAGGTACGTGCTGCAGTCTAACACAGTCGACGTCGACACCATAGGCGTCTCGGTGGTCAACTCTAACACGGACAACACCGCGACGGCATGGACGCGTTCTCTCGACGTGTACGGGCTGACTTCGCAGTCTAACGTCTTCTTCGTCCAGGGATACAGCGACGACAAGTACGAGCTGGTCTTCGGTAACGGAGTCATCGGCCGGGCACTCTCGAACGGCAACATAGTCAACGTCTCTTACGTGTCGACCGACGGTGAAGACGGCAACTCCATGTCGGCGTTCACTCCGACCGTCGCCGTCCAGGGCTACCGGGTCAGTTCTGTAGTCTCCGACGAGGGCGCTTCGGGCGGCGCAGAGCGAGAGACGGTCGAGTCGATCAAGTTCCACGCTCCCAGACACTTCACCACCCAAGAGCGGGCGGTCATCGACTCGGACTTCGAGAACCTGGTGCGCGAGAAGTTCCCGATCGCGCAGTCCGTCAGGGCCTACGGGGGAGAGCTCCTCTCCCCACCGCAGTACGGTCGAGTGGCCATCTTCGTCAAGCCGTACGGCACCGAGGGCATCATATCTGACAACGTCAAGAGGAAGATAGTCAACTACCTCAAGGGCAAGTCGATCACCACCGAGGCCTTCGTGGTGGACCCGGAGTACTTCTACGTCAAGGTCACTTCTACAGTGTCCTACGACGCGTCCAAGCTGTCGATGCCCCTCGAGCAGCTCAGGTCGGCCGTCATAGACGCGGTATCTACTTTCGGTGAAGACAACCTCGTTGACTTCGACTCGGACATGCACTACTCCAAGTTCGTGGCGGCTATCGACGACGTGGACCCCGCGGTCGTATCGAACGACACGAAGCTGTCTATCATCAAGAGGTGGGGACCCGCTACCGGCAGCGTACAGAGCCTCAAGTTCTCGTTCGGTTCCGCCCTGCTCAACTACAACGCGACCGCAGAGCTCGACAGGGCGATACCCCCGACGATAACCTCCTCGGTGTTCTCGTACGTGGTCAACGGGATATCGTACTCTGCCAAGGTGGAAGACAACGGGCTGGGAGTCCTCAAGGTGGTCGCTAACAACGGCACCAAGAACGTGCTCAACTCTAACGTCGGCAGAGTCAACTACGACACGGGCTCTGTAGACCTGGCGCTGAACGTCTCTTCGTACAGCAGCTACATATCCCTGTACGCGTCGCCGGCCGAGAAAGACGTCAACGTCTCAGAGAACAGGTTCCTCATACTCGACACCTCTGACGTCACCGTGACGATGGTGGCCGAATGAACGCCGAGTACGTCTCTAACTTCGTAAGGCACCAGTTTCCTGACTTCTACAAGCAGGAAGGCGCGAACTTCGTACAGTTCGTGAAGGCGTACTACGAGTGGGAAGAGACCCGGTCCAAGACCAGGAAGCTTCTGGAATACCGTGACGTCGACACCACGCCCGACGACATGCTCGAACACTTCCGTAACAAGTACATGTCCGGGGTACCCAAGCAGATCCTCGGAGACAAGAGGCTGCTCCAGAAGCACGTCCTCGACCTCTACAATTCTAAGGGCAGCATCGAGGGCGTGAGGCTTGTCTTCCGCCTGCTGTTCAACACCGAGATAGAGTACTACGTCCCGGCGGTGGACATCTTCAAGCCCGACAACTCTGAGTGGTTCGAGCCAAGGTACTTCGAGGTGTCAAAGATCGACACCAACTACCTCTTCGAGAGCAAGAACATCACGGGCAGGACGTCCCGCGCGAAGGCGATTGTAGAGAACTACGAGAGACGGGCGTTCGACGGCAGGCTGTTCGACCTCCTGTTCGTCTCAAACATATCTGGGACGTTCCTGCCAGGAGAGGCCATAACGTTCGAGGGCATCGACATAGCAGAGCCGGTCATACTGGGCTCGGTAGACCACGTCGTCATCAATTCTTCCACTCCGGGCTTCGTGGTCGGAGAAGAAGTGTCCATAACTTCTCCCGTAGACGGCAGGTACTTCGAGGGGATGGTCTCTGCGGCCAACAACAGCGGCGTAGGCATCATCAACTTCGCGATAGCCAACGGCGGCTTCGGGTACACCACCAACTCCACGATAACCATAACTCCCGGGAGCAACACTACGGGCACCGGCGCGGCGATGGCCATCATAGCCCTGTCTAACACCTCGGTCGTCTCCACGTCTAACTCACTCGTCTACCCGTACCTCTCTGTCTTGGTGGGCGCGAACGCCTACTCGTACGGAGTGGGAGACGTCTCTCCCATGGCGACGGCTAACCTCTCTTCGGTCATCTACCCGTCTCTCGGCATGCACGAAGTCACGGTCGGTACTATCTCGCAGATAGCTACTACCAACCCCGGCGTAAACTACGACGGCAACGTCAACGTGAGAGTCGTCGAGCCTTCTACGGTGTCTCTGCACATACCAGACGGGAACGGTAACTTCTGGGGCAACGACGCGGTCATCACGTCGTCAGCCTTCTACGGGAACGGCGTGCCCTCGTACGTGACTGTAGTGTCTTCGGGCATAGGCTACAGGTCTAACAACGGCCTGGTAGACGTCACCCTGACTTCGACGACTAACTCCCTGCACGTCATCAACGCGACGCTGGTACTCGGCGCGGTCGGTAAAGTAGAGGGGTACTGGAGGGACACGTCCAGCTTCGTAGACAACGATAAATACCTGCAAGACGACGACTACTACCAGGAGTACTCCTACGAGCTGATCCTCCGCAAGAAGATCAACGAGTACTACGACGTGCTCAAGGCCACTGTGCACCCCTCAGGAAACAAGATGTTCGGCAAGGTCCGACTAGTCACGGAGAACTGACGCGTGCCAAACGTGTTCCAGACCATATGCTCACTCTTCGAGTCTGACCTCGGCAACCCCGCCAACTACTACTACGGGGTCATGGCCAAGTACACACCGTGGACCGACGAGTCTTCACCCGACGCGTTCAACAGCACTTACGACCAGGGAGAGTTCACCTTCCGGCAAGAGCTCATACTCGGCAAGAAGATCGACTCGCTCGACACTTCTTTCCTCGTGTCACGGAACACCTGGACCATCGGCACGGTCTATGACCAGTACGACGATGACGACCCCGACCTGTTCTCAAAGGCGTTCTACGTCATCAACGGGAACGACGACGTCTTCAAGTGCCTGAACAACAACTACGGCGCGCCGTCGACCGAAGAGCCTATCTCCAAGACCACTGACACCTTCGAGCTTAGCGACGGGTACAAGTGGAAGTACATGTTCTCGGTGTCCTCGTCGTCTATGGGTCGGTTCAGCTCTTCGTCACTGATACCGGTAGACTCTAACACCACGGTGTCTTCAGCGGCGGTGCACGGGACAGTAGACACCATCACCGTGACTTCAGGCGGGTCCACCTTCAACAGGTTCGCGACCGGCAACCTGCAGAGCTCTGCGAACAACGGCACGCTCTTCCGGCTGTCTAACGACAACTCGGGCGTAGACAGCTTCTACACGGGCCTCATGTTCTACGTGAACGCCGGGACCGGCGACGGGGCCTATGCGAGGGTCGCGAAACACTTCGCGAACACGTCAGGCATCTACGTCGTCCTCTCCTCGAACTTGACGCTCGACTTCACCACGAACTACGTCATCTACCCCGAGATCGTAATCAACGGCAACGGTCGCGGCGCGAAGGCCTACTGCGTAGTCAACACCACCACCAAGTCGATCACTGCCGTGCACGTCACTGCGCCCGGCAACAACTACACTACGGCGGCGGTGTACGCCAACACGGTAGGCGCTGACGCTGACCTCCGGGCCATCATATCTCCGGTCACGGGCCACGGCTACGACGGGGTCTCGGAGCTGGGCGCTGACAAGTTCATAGTCGTGTCGAGCGTGAACGGCGACGAGAACGGCTCGATCAGCTCCAGCCTGGCGTTCAGGAAGTACGGCGTGCTCAAGAACCCGAAGGTCGCCAACGGCGCGGCGTTCACGGGCATCACGTTCGACGCGACCATACGCATGAACGTGTCTACCGTCTCGTCAGTGTCCACCCCAGTGCCGGGAGAGCTCATCACGGGACAGACTTCCGGGGCCGTCGCCATACTGGCCAGCGCGAACTCTACGTACATAGTCGGGACAGCCTACACTGGCGCGTTCGCGAACGGTGAGTCGATCCTGACGAGCAATTCTCAGACCTCTGCCACTATCACGGCTATAAATAGTCCACAGATCAATGCTTACAGCGGTGAGCTCCTCTTCTATGACGTGGCGGCCCCGATAGCGAGGTCTAACACGTCGGTAGAAGACATCGGCTTCATCCTTACGAACTTGAGCGAGAACCAGTGACATCAAGACTCGACACGGACTTCAACGTCTCTCCCTGGTTTGACGACTTCGAGAGCGCCGACACCAAGAACTACCACCGTATACTGTTCAAGCCTACGGTGGCAGTGCAGGCCCGTGAGCTCACCCAGCTGCAGAGCATCCTGCAGGAACAGGTCGCGCGCTTCGGTTCGTACATGTTCAAAGACGGCTCCATCGTAGACCGGTGCGCCATCACCTACATCCCCAACTACCCGGTCGTCTACGTAGAGAACCAGTTCGACTCCAACACGCAGCTGTCTATACTCGACATACCGACGAACTACCTGCTCGTCTCGAACAGCGGCGTCCGCGCAGCGGTGTCTACGACCAAGTCGGGCTTCGAGCTGACGTACCCCGAGACCAACCGCTTCTACGTCAACTACATCTACACGGGCACTGACGGCTCCAACAACGACGTCACTTCTTTCCAGTCCGGTGAGAAGCTCTACGTGTACAACGCCAACCAGAACAAGTTCGGAGCGCTGCTCGCGAACAACCTGGTCGACACCATCGACATCATCACTTCTAACGGCACGGCTAACGCTACCGGCACCGCTTACGGCGTCCAGGTCAGCGACGGCATAGTGTTCCAGAAGGGGTTCTTCATCAACGTGAACGAGCACACCATCCCGGTGCGCGACCACGACACGTCGGTGAACAACTACGTAGTGGGCTTCAACACGGCCGAGAACGTGGTCACGTCTACGCAGGACCCCTCGATACTGTCGAACGCAGCGGGCTTCCCGAACTACAACGCGCCGGGCGCAGACCGGCTCCAGCTCACTGCTTCTCTCGTATCCAAGCCGAAGTCCGACACCGCGAACAGCACCAGCTTCTTCGCGATAGTAGAGTTTGACTCCGACTCGCCGACGCAGACCAACAACGAGCAGTCTGGACTCAACCAGATCCTCGACGTCCTGGCGTCCAGGACCAACGAGGAGTCGGGTGACTACACGGTAAAGCCGTTCACCATCGACACGTCTGCGTACGCTGCCAACACCCAGCAGTTCCAGTACAACATCTCGACCGGCATCATGTACGTCAAGGGGTACCGCATCGAGAAGCTGAACGCCTTCAACCTGGTGGCCAACAAGGCGACCTCGGTGAGGCAGGCCCTGAACCAGATCGTCACGGGCAACTACGGAAACTACGTCCTGGTCAACGAGCTCGTCGGCTCTTTCGACTACGACCACCTGTCGGAAGTCACTCTCTACGACGCCGCGCAGCTGTCGATAACTCAGAACGAAGACTCGTCTGCCGGACCTGCCGGCAACGCAGTCGGGCTGGCCAACGTGCTGGGTCTGCAGTACGACTCGGGCGTCAAGGGCTCGCCACTCGGACAGTATCGCTTCTACCTCTTCAACGTACGAATGAACTCCGGGAAGAGCTTCGCGAACGACGTCAAGTCGATATACGGGGCACAGTTCTCGGGAGCCAAGGCCGACGTGGTCTTGACTTCTAACACGGCCGTCATCCAGAGCGCGGCGTCTACTTCCCTCGTGTTCCCGTTCGGCGTCGACGCGGTCAAGAGACTCCGTAACTCCCTAGGGGGCAACGAGACCAGCTTCGTGTTCCGCGACATCGCTTCCGCCACCATGGCGTCCAACGGTGTCGTGACTTTCACGACAAACTCCCCGGCGAACGGCGGCCAGGAGCGACTCAACGCTTCTGTCGGCGTGCTCTCCAGCACGCTCGCTAGCAACTTCAACATCATCACGGCGGCTTCTACCGGCACAGCCAACTTGACCGGTACTCTCTCCTACGCGAACACCACGAACGTCGTCACCGGTACCGGCACGTCTTTCACCACGCAGTTCGTAGTGGGTGACACCGTCATGATCCAGACCGACAACACCCCTTCTTTCCAGCTCAAGCTGGTGACTCTGGTCTCTAACAACACTTCTATGAGGATCGCCAGCCCGATCGCGCTCGCCGCTAACACCGCGGCAGCGTTTCGCAAGTACTACATGGGGGGCCACGTGGTCAACCTGGCGGACTTCGGCGGCTCTATCACTGTGCTGTCGAACACGCAGTTCACCGTCGACACTAACTTGGACCTTGGCGCCGGGAACCTCACCTCGGGCGGCACGGTGTACGCACAGTACCCAGTCCTGCGCAGCCAGGCCGTCGCGACCGGCAAGCAGATCAACAAGAGCACTTTCGTAAAGATAGACTGCTCGAACAACGTGGGCGGCACGTCAGGCCCGTGGGACCTCGGCGTGGTAGACGTGGCCAAGGTCCGCAACGTCTACGTCGGCACCACCTACGCGAACACCAATCCCGAGCGCTCGTCATGGTTCACTTACGACAACGGTCAGAAGGACAACTTCTATGACCACGGCAAGCTCATAGTCAAGACGGCCTACAAGTCTAGCATCTCTGCGGCTACGAAGATGCTCGTAGAGCTTGACTTCTTCACGGCCAACACCACTACTGGCGTGGGCTTCTTCAGCGTTGACTCTTACCCGATCGACGACGCGAACACCGCTAACGTGAACGCGATACAGACCGCTGAGATACCACAGTACTTCTCGTCTTCCTGGGGTCAGTTCATCGACCTGCGGAACTCCGTCGACTTCCGTCCACGGAAGTACAACACCGCTAACGTGGCGAACAGCTCCGCGGCCACTATCAACCCGCCGCTCGCGAACAGCTCGTTCAACGCCCCTGCTACCGGCGGCTACGTGCTCGACGCTGACACCAACTTCATGGCAGACCTCGAGTACTACCTCCCGAGACGCGACCTAGTGGTCATCAACAAGCTCGGTGAGATAACCTCGCGAGTAGGAGAGCCGAACGAGTACCCGATAGCGCCCATCAACGAGGATGACACCGCGGTCATCGCAGAGTCCTACATCACCCCGTACCCGTCGCTGTCTTCGGGGGAGGCCGTGCAGTTCAACCGGTCTGACCTCGAGATCAACGTCGACATCAAGACGAACAGGGTGTACACCGAGAAAGACATCGGCACCCTCGACACTCGCATCACTCGCCTGGAGTACTACGCCGCGCTCAGCCTCCTCGAGCAGAAGGCACAGACCACTTCGATAACTGACTCGAACGGCCTAGACCGCTTCAAGAACGGTATCTTCGCGGACAGCTTCGACAACTCTGACAACGGCAAGACGTCCGACATCGAGTACTCCATAGCGATAGACTCGCTCAAGGGGGTCGCCCGCCCTAACTTCGTCCAGCACAACATCGACTTCGCGTACCGCGCGGACCTGTCTTCCAGCGTGACCAAGACCGGCCACCTCATCACGGCGCCGTACACCCACGAGCTCTTCGTTGACCAGAGGTACGCGACCAACACGAGGAACGCGACCGGCGCCTACTGGGCGTGGAACGGCAAGCTGAACCTCTACCCGACCTACGACTACTTCACTCAGGAGATCGACTCCGGCGCTACGCTCAACGTCACGCAGGACCTGACTACCTCTGTGAGCACCGGCACCACCTACGGTGACTGGAGGACCGTCGCGTCGTCGACGTCCGCGAACTCCACCTCGAGCTCTACCACGACGACCGCCGAGCAGGTCATCACGACCACGACTGCCCAGACTGTGGCTAACACCATATCTACGGGCAAGTACGTCACGGCCGTGACCGAGAACACCTACGTGAGGTCTCGCGAGGTCGCTTTCATCGCGACTGGCATGAAGCCGAACACCACCATGCACGTCTTCTTCGACAACAAGGCAGTCGACGCCTACTGCGCGCCTGCGACCCCGTCAGGGCTCAGCAACTTCGAGACCGGCTCGGAGAACAAGATACTCAACAGGACCGGCAACTACGGCGCGCCGATAAAGTCTGACTCGTCGGGCAACGTCTACGGCATGTTCAAGATACCAGACAGCACGTTCCTGAACGGCGACCGCGAGCTCATCGTCACTAACGTCACCGACCTCGTGGTGCAGGCGGGGTCTATCCTCACCGAGGCTACGGCGCTCTACACCGCGTCTTCGATATCGGTCACGACGGGCTCGACCACCCTGACCACCCTGACCACCGAGATCAACTCGACCTCGTCTATCCAGACGCGTTCCAGCACCCAGACGACGACCATCACCCCGGCAGTGCCTAACCGCCAGAGCCAGTGGTTCGGCGGCGGGGGAGGACGCGACGGAGACCCGATCGCGCAGTCCTTCACTGCCTTCGTGCCTTCGAACGTCTCGGGCATGTTCGTGACCAAGGTCGGAGTGTACTTCAGCTCCAAGGACGCAGCGCTCGGCTGCTCGGTCTACATAGTAGAGACCTCTGTCGGGCTTCCGGACTCCTCCAGGTTCCTCGGACGAGCCTACCTCACTTCCGCTGAGATCAACACCTCGACGGACGCCACCGCCGAGACCCAGTTCACTTTCGTCAACCCCGTCTACCTTGAGAACGGCAAAGACTACGCCTTCATGGTGAAGCCCGACGGTAACTCTCCCGAGTACAACCTCTGGATATCCGAGATCGGCAACTACGACGTCATCACCGGCGAGCAGGTGTACTCCAACCCGTACTCCGGCATGCTGTTCGTGTCCGCGAACATGACTTCATGGACTGCCAACCAGACCGAAGACATGAAGTTCCGCCTGTACCGTGCCAACTTCACGACCGGCACTGGCACTGCAGTGTTCACCAACGAGGACGATGAGTTCCTGACGGTCGGCGGCATCACCTCCGCTAACTCTTCACTGGACGTCGAAGTGGGCGACTACATAGTCAAGGTAGTCGGGGGCGTGAGGGTCACCAACACGGCCAACGTGAACTACGCGGCGGGCCGAGTGCAGACTATCAACGAGGCGGTCGACTTCGTCCAGATCGACTCGTCCAACGGCAACCTCGAGCCAGGAGACGTCATAGAGTTCCATCGCTCAGCCAACTCCGTCGCGGCGTCGTTCAACGCCAACACGCTGGTCGCTAACACCACCATAGTGTCGACCGACGACGCGTCATACAACGCGATCGTCCCGCGCTTCGCGGCCATCACGCCGGCTCTGACGTCACTCACGTACCGCTTCAACGGCACTAACTCTTCGTACCAGGTAGACGCGAACACCGTCACCCTGTCTCCCGAGGTCGAGACCGAACTGCTGGACTACACGCGCATCGTGGCGTCCAAGTCTAACGAAGTTGACTCTATGGCGTCTGCGAAGAGCGCCAAGTTCACCGTGTCGATGACCACCAGCAACATCTACGTGTCCCCTGTCATCGACCTGCGCCGCAAGGCCGGCCTGATGATCGAGAACGTCATCAACAACGACGCCACGAACGAGTACACCCGGTACGGCGCGGCCGTAACAAAGTACGTCTCCAAGAACGTAGTGCTCGACGACGCGGTCGGCAACGCAGAAGACGCGCTGGTCTACATCGGAGCGTACCGCCCTGCCGGCACCGACGTCCAGGTCTACGTCAAGGTCCTCGGTTCTGACGACGGCGAGGCCTTCGACGACAAGCTCTGGACCAGGATGCCGATGACTTCGGGCAGCTCTAAGCTGTACTCGAGCCCTATCGACGTCACTGACTACCGTGAGTTCCAGTACGGCATGCCGACTTCCGTGACTGCTTCTGTCGGTTCTAAGACCACTGCGTACCTCAACAACGGCGTGGTCCAGTACGCCCGCTCTGACGGAGCGCTCATCGTGGGCTACAAGACGTTCTGCTTCAAGGTGGTCCTGCTGTCGGACAACTCAGCGAAGGTGCCGCGGCTCGCAGACTTCCGGGCTATCGCCCTGCAGGTGTAACCCATGGCGGAGCACAAGTTCAAGAGACTCAACGACAACCCCGGCGCGGTCGTGAACACTGACAAGACCGCCGCCGAGGCCTACAGACTGCGCAAGAACCAGAACTTAAGAATAAATATGATAGAAGAAAAAGTGTCACGAGTGGAGAACCTGCTCGAGGCCATCCTCGATAAACTCAACGAAGTGCGATAATGGCTGGACCGACGCTAACACCTATCAACCTGACTGCGAACGGCGACACTTTCCAGTACGCCTTCCAGCTGGTTAACAACCTGAACTCCTGGGCCACCCAGGGGGTGTACGCGAACGGCGCAGTGACGGCGCCCAACGCCAACGTCGCAGTAGACGGCGAGGTGCGCGCAGACCGCTTCCTGGTCACGGGCAACACCGGTAACGTGCAGTTCTACACAGACGCCGGCGTCCTCGTGGGACGCATCGGGCACGACATAGCGACTGACACGATCTTCATCAGCTCGTCTAACACCACTAACATGTTCCAGCTGTACTCGAACGGCGCGGCCTACTCTGCTAACGTGCGTCTGGCGACGGTCAACGACTTGACTGCGTCTACGAACACGCTGAACGCTTCTATAGTAGCCAACTCTGCCGTGGCGTTCGCTAACTCTGTCGCGTACACCAACGCGGCGGTCCCCTCTGGCGTCGTCCAGAACTACGCGGGAGCGACTGCTCCTACCGGCTGGTTTGAGTGCAACGGAGCGGCAGTCAGCCGAACCACGTACGCGACGCTGTTTACGGCGATCGGCACTGCGTTCGGCGCTGGCAACGGCACGACCACTTTCAACGTCCCTGACCTCCGAGGCGAGTTCGTCCGCGGCTGGGACAACGGCCGCGGCGTAGACTCTGGGCGTGCACGGGGCAGCGCCCAGGCCCAGTCTATGCAGAGCCACACCCACACGGGCACGACTGTCTCGGCGGGTAACCACAGCCACTCCGCGTCTGCTGACACGCAGGGCGCCCACTCCCACGGAGTCGCGGACCCGGGCCACAGCCACGCCGTAGGCGACCCCGGCCACAGCCACGACACCTGGGCTCCGTTCAGGCCCGGACCGCTGTCGCACGACGGCACCGACGAGGGCGACTCGGGCGTGTACGCCAACGGTTACAACGGGCGTACCGGCGTCTCACTCACGGGAGTATTCCTCGGGGCGTCTATCACCAATATCTCCCTGGCTTCTGCGGGCAGCCACTCACACAACATCAGCGTGACGGCAGCAGGCGCCCACACCCACACGTTCACGACCGACGCTACTGGCTCTGCAGAGACCCGACCGCGCAACGTGGCCATGATGTACATCATAAAGGCGTAACATGGCAAACCCAACGACCCGTGCCGACTTCATATCCTACTGCCTCAGGCGCCTAGGAGCGCCCGTCATCAACATAGACGTGGACCCTACGCAGCTAGACGACCGCGTAGACGACGCGCTCAAGTTCTACTACGACTACCACTGGGACGGCACGACCAAGACGTACTACAAGCACCAGATGACGCAGACCGACATCGACAACGGCTACATCCAGACGCCCGAGTCGATCATCGGCGTCGTGTCAATCTTCGACATCGGGAGCGCGATCTCGTCGGGCTCCGGCATGTTCTCGATCCAGTACCAGATCGCGCTGAACGACCTCTACGCGTTCAGCGGCGTCGACCTCATCCCCTACTGGATGACCATGGAGAACCTGCAGTTCATCTCGGAGATACTCGTGGGGCACCAGCCCATACGGTACAACCGGAACCAGGACCGACTGTACATCGACATGGACCTTGCCAAGATCGGCGTCGGGCAGTACGTCATCGCAGAGGCCTACGAGTTCACTGACCCGACCCTGTACCCCGACGTGTGGGGAGAACGCTGGCTCCAGAAGTACGCCACCGCGCTCATCAAGCGCCAGTGGGGCGAGAACCTCAAGAAGTTCAGCGGCGTGGCCCTCCCGGGAGGCGTCACCATGAACGGCCAGACGATCTACGACGAGGCAGTCGAAGAAGTCGAGGCGATGGAAGAAGACCTCATCTCGAACTCCATGCACACTGCTTTCTTGATCGGCTAGAATAGCCATTTCGTATAAATATCTCCATATGGAGGTACTAATGAAAGAGAAATACGGCTTCGTTTATCTGTGGAGAGACAGGAAGCACAAGAGATACTACATAGGGTCTCACTGGGGTCATGAAGATGATGGTTACGTGTGTTCTTCGCAGTGGATGAAGAGATCTATGAAGCGACGTCCTCAAGACTTCAAGAGACGAATTCTGAAGTACGTCTATGACCGTACAATTCTACTCGAAGAAGAGTACAAGTGGTTGTCAATGATCAAGAAAGAAGAGATCAAAGTAAGGTACTACAATCTCTACACCCATAAATTTGGTCACTGGACTGCGTATGAAGATAAGACCTTAACGGTCAAAGAGAAACTTCGCAAAGCTAATCTCGGAAAGAAAGCCACTGAAGAGACCAAGAAGAAGATGGCCGCGTCTCAGAGAAAGCATCACGAAACAGTAACTGATTACGACTACCTTAAGGGCCGCCCGCATTCTGAAGAAACCAAGGAGAAGATGTCAGAAGCCCAGAAGGGCAAAGCCCGTAATCCAGAGTCTCTCAGAAAGGCAGCTGAAACGCTGCGCAGTGAAGAATACAAGATGAAACTATCAGAACGCTACAGAAGTAACCCAGAAATGCAGAGTGCCAAGAGAGAAGCAGCGAAACGCTCTTGGGAAACTCGGCGGGAGAAGAGACGTGTCGTCTAACCCCTACGTAAACTTCTTCACGGCCAACAACGAGCAGAACCTCGTCGAGAACCTAGTCGTCGAGTCCCTGAAATTTTATTCACACGACGTGATATACGTCCCGCGCACCCCCGTGAACCACGACAACGTGTTCAACGAGCCCGACTACTCGGCGTTCACTTCCACCGCTAACGTGGAGGTGTACATCCAGAACTTCGAGAGCTTCCAGGGTGACGGTAACTTCTTGTCTAAGTTCGGCCTCGAGATCAGGGACAAGATGACGTTCCAGATGTCTAAGCGGTCGTTTACTGACTTCGTAGCACCGGTGTCTACTCGTGGGCGACCGTACGAGGGAGACCTCATCTACGTGCCAATGACCAGGGCGTGCTACCAGGTGAACTTCGTAGAGACAGACGAGGTCTTCTACCAGCTCGGCAGGCTGTACTCCTACCAGCTCAAGTGCGAGCTGTTTGAGTACTCTAACGAGGTGTTCAACACCGGCGTGGCTGCCATAGACTCCATAGCAGTCAAGTACGACACCAACGCCGACATAGACAACGACGCGTTCAACGAGAACGAACCGATACAGGAGGCCGCTAACAACGTCCTCGACTGGTCAGTCGACACACCGTTCGGAGAGTTCTGATGCTGGGCCAGGCCGGAGAGTTCTACAACGCTATCACGAGGAACTACACTGCCCTCATGGGCACGCTGTTCAACGACATCTGGATATCGCGCACGGACGGCACCAACCCGCACGTCAAGGACTGGCAAGTCCCCCTCGCGTACAGCCCCCGTGAGAAGGCCTTCGCGCGCATCAACGAGGACGAGCCCGCTTCTCGCGACAGGGCCATCATACTCCCCAGGATAGCGTACGAGCTCAAGTCCATGGACTACGACTCCAAGCGGGCGCTCAACCCCGCTGGCAAGTCAATCGTCATAGGCTCAGACGGAGTCGGGCGCGAGGTCCTGAACCCCGTGCCGTGGAACCTGCACTACGAGGTCTACGTCATAGCGAAGAACCTCGAGGACGGGTTCCGCATCATCGAACAGATAGTACCGTACTTCCGTCCGGACCTGACTCTGAGCGCGCACCTGCTCCCGTCGGTGCCCGACTACAAGAAAGACATATCGATCGTGCTCAACAGCGTAAACCAGGACGACGCCTACGAGGGCGACCTGGCAGACGACCGCCGCATAGTCTGGACCCTGGCGTTCACCCTCAAGGGATGGTACTTCACGGGGACCGGCGGCGTGGCCAAGGTCATCAAGTTCGCGACGGTCAACCTCTACCCCGACACGGAGAAGACGACTGTGTTCGATCGAGTAGAGACCTGGGCCGGCCTGACCGCGAACGGCGAGCCCACTACTGACCCGGCGACGGCCATACCGTACCAGCAGGTCAACGAGGGAGACGACTGGGCCTACATAGTGGTGAACAGTGAGGTGCAAGAGTGAGCGACCGCAAAGACCCGATCGCAGACGCGTTCTCCCTCACGCCCATGAACAGTGAGATAGTCGTGGTCGACGCGCCGAGCGAGAACGCGGAGTCCTACGACGTAGAGACCGCGCGGCAGAACATACACCACCTCATCCAGAAGGGCAACCAGGCACTCGACGAGGTGCTCCAGCTGGCCGTCCAGTCCCAGACCGCGCGGTCTTTCGAGGTCGCGACCAACCTGATCAAAGCGCTGGCGGAAGTCAACAAGGACCTCCTCGACATACACGAGAAGAAGCGACGCCTGATGATCAGGGACGAGCCGACAGAGCAGAACGGCGACAAGGCCAAGGTGATCAACGGCAGCACTGCAGACCTGCAGGACATGCTGGAGAAGATGTCAGGCGGTAAGAAGTGAGCTACAACACAGTCAACGACCACTACCGCGGCAACATAAACCTCAAGCGCGCTAACACCAAGATAGAGTGGACCGAAGAACTCGTCGCGGAGTGGATGCGCTGTCGCGACGACCCTGTCTACTTCGCTGAGACCTACATCAAGGTCATCACCCTGGACGACGGGTTCGTCAACATCAAGCTCTACGAGTACCAGAAAGAGATCATCGAGAGCTTCCGGGACTACCGTCGCACGATCGTCGCCACGTCTCGTCAGGCCGGCAAGACCACCACCGCGGTGTGCCTCATACTGCACTACGTCATCTTCAACAAGGACGTGAAGGTCGGCATCCTCGCGAACAAGGCCGACACCTCGCGCGAGGTCCTGGAGCGAATACAGCTGGCCTACGAGGCCCTCCCGGCCTGGCTGCAGCACGGCGTCATGGAGTTCAACAAGGGTAAAGTCATCCTCGAGAACAAGTCGCAGATCATAGCTGCTTCTACGTCGTCCTCCTCTATCCGCGGTAAGTCCCTCAACTTCATCTACATCGACGAGGTCGCTTTCGTCGAGAGGTGGGAGGAGTTCTACGCTTCTACCTACCCGACGATCTCAGCGGGCAAGAAGACGAAGATGCTCTTCACCTCTACACCGTTCGGCCTCAACCACTTCTTCAAGTTCTGGAACGACGCCAACAAGCCGCAGGGCGACGAGGAGTGGAACGGCTTCAACCCGATCAGGGTGACGTGGCAGGAAGTGCCAGGCCGAGACGAGGAGTGGAGGAAAGACACGCTCAAGGCTCTGTCGTTCAACGCGCAGAAGTTCGCGCAGGAGTACGACGTCGACTTCCAGGGCTCGTCCGGCACGCTCATCTCGGGTGACAAGCTGAAGTCACTCGCGAGCTCTAACCCCGTCATATCTGACCACGAGGGGCTGACCCAGTACGTCGCACCGGTAGACGGGCATGTCTACGCGCTTATCGCGGACGTCTCCAAGGGGAAGGGGCTCGACTACTCTGCGCTGCAGCTGGTCGACGTCACGACGATGCCGTACTCCCAGGTGGCGACTTACAGGAACAACATGGTGCTCACGACGGACTACGCCGAAGTCGTGTACCGCCTCGCGAAGGCCTACAATGACGCGTTCGTGCTGGTCGAGAACAACAACATGGGCGGAGAAGTGCTCAACGCGCTCTACGACGAGTACGAGTATGAGAACCTGTTCTGGACCGAGAACGCGGGC